AATTTATACAGGCTATTAAAATGAGTAACATACAAGAAATTTTACTTTCAAGATACGAGCCTGTTGAGGCGATTGAAAAAGAAAATAGAAGCGGTTGGATTGACTACGGTCAAAACAACTTATTCCCTCAACACCTTATAAACCTTTATCAAAACTCACCAATTCACAACGCGTTGGTGAACTCAATTTCTTATATGATTGAGGGACAAGGTACAGGAACAATTCTCGACAACGCATTGCAAGGAATTGCATTCGACTTAAAACTGCAAGGCGCATTTGTTGCTGAAGTTATTTGGTCGATGGACTTCACACGCGTTGTACAAATCAACCACTTGCCTTTTGAAAATTGTCGTTTGGCTTACGATCGTGAAGAAGACGATATTACAGGAATTTTCTATTCGAAAGATTGGGCGAATACAAGAAGCAAGAAAGGAAAGCCAGAGTTCATCCCTGCGTTCAATCCTTCAATCGCACAAGAGCAACCAAGACAAGTTATTTACGCACACGGAATGTCTGCGGGAAGTGTTTACTATCCTAAGCCTGACTACTTCGGTGCGTTGAATTATATCGAGTTGTCTTATCAAATGGGACTTTATCACGTCAATAATATTTTGAATGGTTTATTCCCTTCGTTCATTATTAACTTCTTGAATGGTATTCCACAAAAAGAAGAACGTGAAGCAATCCGTCGCGAATGGGAAACTAGATTGAGCGGTGCAAATAACGCGGGGAAGTTCTTAATGACCTTCAACGAAGATCCAACACGCGCTCCACAAATCGAAGCGTTTCCACTTAGTGACGCAGACAAGCAATATCAGTTCTTATCAGAAGAAACAGCGAAGCAAATTATGGTTGGACACCGCGTTGTTTCACCTCTTATTCACGGAATCAGAGACACAACAGGATTTGGAAGTAACAAAGACGAAATGTTGGTTGGTTTGGAAATCTTCAACAACCAAGTAATCAAGCCATACCAAAGAATCATTGAGAAAGTATTCACTCCAATTTTGGGTGAAGTAAACATCGAAATGAACTCACCATTTGACGAAGTTGTAGTTGTTGAACCAACAACGCAAACAATCGAATTAAAAAAAAAAGTAGTTGCGGAGAAGAAGGATGCGGTTGTTAAGATAACCAAAGAACAAAGTGAAGCGTGGTTAAATCATCTACGCGAAAAGGCTGAATACATCAACGAAGAAGAATGGGAATTAATTTCTGACGAAGAAGTAACAGCACCACACGAAGAAGAAAAGTATCGTACCGAATTTATGAGCGTTCGTGGTTATTCAAACCCCGATCAAAAAGATGAGTTAGATACAGGACTTTACAAAGTTCGTTATTACTACTCAAAGAATTTAACTTATAAAGAAGGTGAAATGGTAACACGCGATTTCTGTCAAGAAATGGTTGCACTTTCTAAAATGGGTGCGTTGTTCCGTTACGAAGATATTATTGCAATGGGTGACGCAGGTGTAAACGGAGAGTTCGCTCCAAGTGGTAGCTCAAATTATAGCATCTGGGAATGGAAAGGCGGTTCATATTGCAGACACGCTTTCTTTAGAAAGATATTTTTCCGTAAAAGAAAAGACGGAAAGTTTTTACCTAACGACGGATTGAAAAACGATACTGTTGTTTCGGGTAAAATACCAAACGAACTATTTCCAAAAGGAGTAGAATCAATCAGACCAAACGACACACCAAACAGAGGTTCACTTAAATACTCATAAACATTATGGCACTATCACCCGAAGTTCTACTCATTGACGAGAATTACATAAAAAAATACACTTGGATAAACGGTTCAGTTGATCCGTTGTTGATGTATCCTGCTATCTATTTAGCGCAAGACGAATACGCTCAATTGTATTTGGGAACTGACCTTTACGAAAAGATAAAAGAAGACGTTGTCAACGACGACATTACAGGCGCATACGAGACGCTTTTGGACAAGTATTTGCGTCGAATGGTAATGTGGTGGGCATTGTATGAAATGTTGCCTCATTTGTACGTTAAAACTGACAATGGAAGTCTTGTAATTCGCACAAGCGAAGACACTCAACCAATTGCTCAAAGCGACTTGCAAAACTACCGCGACCAATCGCGTAGCAAAGCAATGTTCTATACGCAAAGAATGGTTGACTATTTGTGCAACAACAGCTCAGACTTTCCAGAATACACGACAAATACAAACAATCAAATCTATTCACAAACGAATGTCTATCCTTCGAACGCTTTTGAGATTAGCGACGGACGCGACAAGTATGTGTACCAATATCGTCGTCAAGGTTTAGGTTGGTTAAAATAAAAATATGGCAAAAAAGGGACGGAAAAAAGACTTAACGATGCAGAAGATTTACGAAGAAAAGTTTCGTAAGTATCTCGCGAAGAAAGAAAAACAAATAAAGAAACTATCGAATGAAAGTTAACGCTGAAGGATACGCGCTAATTAAGCGTTTTGAAGGTTGTCGTTTGAAAGCATATCGCTGCCCGTCAAATATAGCTACAATTGGCTACGGAAATACCTTTTATGAAGATGGCACAAAAGTAAAAGATGGAGACGTAATCACTCAACAACGTGCTGAGGAACTTGCGAAGTTTATCATTGACCAATTCGCTGTAACCATTGCGCCATTCATCAAACAACCACTTAACGAAAACCAATTCAGCGCGTGTGTTTCGTTAGCGTACAACATCGGACAAGGTGGTTTCAAAAAGTCTTCTGTATTCAAGAAATTAAACATCAACCCTAACGATCCAACGATAGCAGATTCTTTTCGTCTTTGGAACAAAGGTGGTGGAAAGGTTCTTGCAGGTTTGGTAAAACGTAGAGAAGCAGAAATTCAACTTTACTTCAAAAAATGAACACCGAAAAAGAGATAGCATTGATACACGAAGAACTTCAAGAGATGAACAAGAAGATTGACCGCATCTATCACGTTCTTATTGGCGACGATGAGATGAAAATAGAAGGTCTTGTGAGCAAGGTTCAGAAGCACGATAAATATATTCAAAACCAAAGGTTGCAGGTCGCTCGTTTGGGTGGTATTGCAACGGCTGCTGGTGTTGTTGGTGGTTTAATCGTTCAATTCATATTGAAACTTATATGAAAGAATGGTTGAAATCTTTGTTAACATCGTGTTCAAAAGTTAGTTCGAAAAGAATTGTTGCTATATTTGTTACAATTAACTTAATCGTTTTGAGTTACGTTGCAACATTTTCTTACTACGTTTGTCCTATTGCGATGTTTGATACACTCGCTTTGCTCACAGGTGGTTTGTTTGGTGGAACAGTAATTGAACGATTCACAAAACAAAAATCAAATGGCACGACCACAGACAGAAGCGCGCAAGATAGCAGCGGAGATTTGTAGTAAATTTCCCGACGCTCCTTCTCATTCTTTAGCAACAAAACTATTCGCTGAATATCCAGAAGCATTTGATTCACAAGAATCTGCACGCAATTACGTTCGTCTTGTTCGTGGTAAAATGGGCGCAAAAAGTCGTAAATTTAATACTCAAAAAGAATTGATAGACACAGCACCTCGACCTTCCAACCCTTACGCACTACCAAAGTCGTATTCAAAGAAACGTCGTCACGTTGAATTGAAGGGAAACAAGTTCTTAATCCTATCAGATATTCACTTGCCATACCAAGACAACGAAGCGTTAGAGTGCGCTATTTCTGAAGGCTTAAAACAAGGGTGTGATGCAATCATTTTAAATGGTGACGCGTTAGATTGTCATATGATTTCCGACTTCGTTAAAGATCCACGTAAGCGCAAATTCAAAGACGAGTTGTATTCAATCCGTCAATTCCTTGCGTCGTTAAGACACACCTTCCCAAACGCTCACATTTATTACAAAGAAGGAAACCACGAAGAACGTTATTGGAGATATATGCGCATCAAAGCACCCGAGCTATTCGACATTGACGCTTTCGACTTTCCAACACTAACCCATTGCGACAAGCACGACGTGAAATGGATTGACGGAAAGAGTAAACTGAACATCGGAAAACTTTCAATCTTTCACGGACACGAATTTGGAAAGCAATTCCTTCCGTCTGTCAACGTGGCGCGTGGTTTGTTTATGAAGACTAAGGTGTCCGCCCTTTGCGGACATCACCACCAGACAGCAGAACATAGCGAGCGCGACGCGAATGGAAAGTTTATTACTTGTTGGGGTGTCGCTTGTTTGAGTGAACTTTCGCCCGATTACAACCCCTATTCCCGCTATAATCACGGATTTGCCATTGTTGACAAAGGAACAAACGGAGCGTTCAGCGTTAAGAATTACAGAATACACGAAGGAAAAATCTTATGAGAAAGAATTTATTATTTGCAGTCCTGCTCGTTTTAGGAACGTCAATTATTTGGACGGTTATTTGTTGGAATTGGTGGGGACGAACTGTTGCAAAAAACGCAATAACTGAAATTAAGAAACAAGATAGCGTTATCAATTACAACGCTGGCGAATACGATCGTCTGCTCCAAGAACAAATAGAATTATACAAACAACTTCGAACCTATGAAGATGCTCAATCTAAATCCAAAACCACCTATCAAAGAACTCGTGATATTGTTCTTATTCGAGATACTATTACTCGCGTTGATG